GACGGCACCAGCCCGCACGAGGAAACCCGCGACCTGATCGAACTGGCACTGGACGCCCTGCTGGCCTTCGCCTTGGTCGGCGCGCTGATATTCACCATTTTTGCCGCCATCGGATTCTGGAGCGCACGATGAACACGACGCCGAACATGGAAGAACTCAAGACCGCCTGGCGCGCTGCCAAAGCCGCCGAGGACGCGGCCAATGCCGAACGCCTGCGCGTCGAGGCCGCCATCGTGGCCATGATGCCGTCCAAGCTGGAAGGCAGCGTGACCGAAGCCGGCGTGACCGTCACCTTCAAAGTCACCCGCAAGGTGGACGCCGTTGCGCTGCAAAGCGACTGGCACACCCTGCCCGAATCCGTCCAGCAGGCTTTCGCGTGGAAGCCCAGCGTGGACACCCGCCACCTGCGCGCGCTGGAAGGCTACGACCTGACCACCGCGCAACGCTTTTTCACCACCACACCGGCGAAGCCGGCAATTTCCATCAAGGACTGATATGGCCATCAAACTGACAACCACCCGCGCAGCCGCGCAGGTCAACGGCATCAAGGTACTGGTGCACGGCCCGGCCGGCAGCGGCAAGACCACGCTCTGCGCCACCACGGGCGCACCCACGGTCATCATCAGCGCGGAGGCCGGTTTGTTGAGCCTGCGCGACCATGACATCGCCGTCATCGAAGTGCAGAGCATTGAGGATGTGCAGGAGGCGTACCGCTTCATCACGGAAGACCCCAGCGCGGCCGGATTTGAGTGGGTCTGCCTGGACAGCATCAGCGAGATTGCCGAGGTCTGCTTGTCGGCCGAGAAGCTGGCCACCAAGGACCCACGGCAGGCATATGGTGCGTTGCAGGACAAGATGGGCGCCATCATTCGCGCCTTCCGCGACCTGCCGGGCAAGAACGTCTATTTCTCGTGCAAGCAGGAGCGCCAGACCGAGCAGGCCACGGGCGCGCAGCTCTACTTCCCCAGCCTGCCTGGCCAGAAGCTCGGGCAGGGTGTGGGCTATTTCTTCGATGAAGTGTTTGCCCTGCGCGTCGAGCGCGACGCCGAGGGCGCTGTCACCCGCTGGCTGCAAACCGGCCGCGACCTGAACCACGAGGCCAAGGACCGCAGCGGTGCGCTCGATCTGTTCGAGCCGCCCAACCTGGCGCACATCGCCACCAAGATTTTGACCCCCAAAGCCGCCGCCGCACCGGCCCCTGTGCAGCCTGAAACCCACTGAAAGGAAACGCCATCATGGCCATTCTCAACTTCGACGCCTCCACCGTCACCCCAGACAGCACCAGCATCTCGCCGGTGCCCGCCGGCATCTACGTCGCCCAGGTCGTTGACAGCGATGTCAAGCCGCTGAAAAGCGGCAACGGCGACGCCCTGAGCCTGACGTTCAAGATTCTGGACGGCCCGCACATCAATCGCCAGGTCTGGGCCTCGCTGAACATCCGCCACAGCAACGCCCAGGCACAGCAGATCGCGCAGGCGCAGCTCTCGGCCCTGTGCCACGCGGCCGGCGTCATCCGCCTGCAAGACAGCGCCATGCTGCACAACCGCCCGGTGCGCATCCGCGTGAAGGTGCGCGAGGCGGACGGCCAGTATGCGGCCCGCAACGAGGTGACTGGATTCGAGGCGATCCCCGGCGGCGCAGCGCCTGCGGCNNNCCGCACCGGCCGCACCGGCCGCGAACACCGCCGCGCCCTGGGCGCAGCGGGCCTGACAGCATGGCCGCCATCCCGGACACCGGCAACACCACGGCAGCCGCCGTGCTGCGCCGGATCGAGGAAGACCAGGACAGCGGACACCGGCCGCACCTGGGCGCCTCGCTCATCGGCCACAGTTGCGAGCGTCACCTGTGGCTGACCTTCCGCTGGGCGCTCGCGCACCGCTGGGACGGTCGCATGTTGCGCCTGTTCAAGATCGGCCAGCGCGCAGAGCTTCGGTTTGTCGAAGAACTGCGCGCGGCCGGCATCGAGGTGGTGGACGTGGACGCGCTTGGGCGCCAGTGGCGCGTGAGCAGCGAGGTCTGCGGGCACCATTTCGGCGGATCGATGGACGGCGCCGCGCGCGGCCTGCCCGAGGCACCGAAATCCTGGCACGTCGCAGAGTTCAAGACCCACAACGACAAGTCATTCCGCGATCTGCTGAGCAAGGGTGTGCAGGCTGCGAAGCCGCAGCATTGGGCGCAGATGCAGGTTTACATGGGACTGACCGGCATGGACCGGGCTCTGTACTACGCCGAGAACAAGAACGACGCGGCCCTCTACACCGAGCGCGTCCATTTCGACAAGGCCGCATTCGAGCAGATCGAAGCACGCGCCCTGCGCGTGATCACCGCCCCCGAACCGCCCGCGCGGATCGGAAGCGCCGATTGGTACGAGTGCAAGTCCTGCCACCACGCGGCGATCTGCCACGGCACGACCGCGCCCGAGGCGAACTGCCGCACCTGCGCGCACAGCACGCCGGAACTTGACGGCAACGCCCGCTGGTCCTGCGCGCACCACGCCTGCGACATCGCAGAAGAAACCCAGCGCGCCGGCTGCGCCGATCATCGCGTGATCCCGATTCTGCTGGATCGCATCGGCACGATGGTGGATGCCAGCCCCGAGGCGGTCACCTACCGCATGGAAGACGGCCGCGAATTCGTCAACGGCGACCCGGCGCGCAACCCGGCGCACCTGAGCAGCGCGGAAATCCACGCCTGCCAGGACAAGGCATTCCTGCCGGGCGTCGCCAATGATCCGGTCATGCTCGATATGCGCGCCACCTGGGGCGGGAGGATTGCAGCGTGAACCTACGCCCGTATCAGACCCAGGTGCTGGACGACCTCTGGCGCTGGTTCGCCAGCCACGCCGACGGCAACCCGGTGATCGAGGCCTGCGTCGGCGCCGGCAAGTCCGTGATGATCGCCGCCCTGTGCGAGCGTGCCCTGCGCGAGTTCCCCGGAACACGTATCATCATGGCCGTGCATGTAAAGGAGCTGGCCGAGCAGAACCTGGACAAGCTGTTAAAGGTGTGGCCAGGCGCCCCGGTGGGCGCCTACAGCGCCAGCCTGAAAAAGCGCGAGGCCGGGCGCGATGTGACGTTTTGCACGATCCAGACAGTGCACAAGAAAGCGGCAGAGTTTGGCCGCGTGGATTTGCTGCTGGTGGACGAATGCCACCTGATCAGCCCGGCCGCTCAGAGCATGTATCAGCGATTCATCGCCGGCCTGCGCGCCATCAATCCGGCGCTGCGCGTGGTCGGCTGGACCGGAACCGCCTTCCGAGGTAACGGAGTCTGGCTGACTGCGCAGGGCCTGTTCTCGCACGTCGCCGCCCGCGTCAAGATGGCCGACCTGCTCGCACAGGGCTACCTCGCGCCGCTCAAGGCCGTGGCCACCGCCAGCACGATCAGCGCCGAAGGCGTGGCCGTGCGCCAAGGTGATTACGTGGTCGGCGAGCTGGAGGCAGCCGCCGACCATGCCGACCTGGTGCGCGCAGCAGCCGCTGAAATCGTGAGACTGGCCCACGACCGCAAGAGCTGGATGGTGTTTGCCGTCACCGTGCGCCATGCCCTGCACGTGCTGCAAGCCATCCGCGCGCACGGCGTACCGGCCGCGATGGTGACCGGCGAGACACCGCTGGCCGAGCGCGAGCGGTACATCGGGCAGTTCAAGGCCGGCGAGCTGCGCTGCCTTGTCAACGTGGCCGTGCTGACCACCGGGTTTGACGTGCCGGCCGTGGACTGCATCGCGCTGCTTCGCCCGACGAAAAGCCCGGTTCTGTACGTCCAGATCGCCGGCCGCGGCATGAGGACTGCGGATGAAAAGACGGATTGCCTCTGGCTTGACTTCACCAGCACCACGCGCGAGCTGGGTCCCGTGGACATGATCAAGGGCCGCGCACCCGCGCCCAAGCCGCCCGGCGCGCGCAAGGGGCCGGCCGAGACGCCCGTGAAACTGTGCCCCGAGTGCGGCAATCCGTCCGGCCTCATGGCGCTGGTCTGCGGCGCGTGCGGATTCGAGTACCCGTCCGAGTTGAAGCACGGCGCGGCCAGCGATGGCGCGCAGGTTCTGGGCGTGCGCATCGCCGACCACAACGTCACACGAGTGGATTACCGGCGCCACGCCAAGCCCGGCAAGCCGCCCAGCCTGCGCGCGGATTACTGGTCCGGCATCCGCCTGGTGGCAAGCGAGTGGGTCTGCCTAGAGCATGAGGGATACGCGCGCGAAAAGGCCGCGCAGTGGTGGCGCGCGCGCGGCCACACGCCGACCCCGCAAAGCGTGGACGAAGCCATCGCGCGCCTGCCCGAGCTGATCGACCCGTTGCGCATCCATACCCGGCAAGCCGGCCCATACACCGAGATCGTCCGCCATGAATTTGATCGAACTGAACAGCGTCAAGGACGCACTGAGGAAGCAACTGCATGAACTCGAACGCATCACCCCAAGCTGCCATAGCTGCCTGCACCTGGGCGCCGGCAAAGTCTGCGAGCAATTCCACGCCGAGCCGCCGCCCGAGTGGCAGCGCGGGCCTGTTGACTGCGCGCACTGGGAATATGACAACGTGCCGTTTTGACAGCCTGGGCACGCTGGGCGGGTATGTGGAGGCGGCTAGGACGCAGGGGGTTGCGCGATGAGCGAGCACAACATCATTTCGGTGTCTGGAGGCAAGGACTCAACCGCGTTGCTGTTGCTGGCCATTGAGCGCCAGCCCGACAATCTACAAGCGGTGTTTGCAGACACCGGCAACGAGCACCCGCTGACGTATGAATACGTTCAGTACCTGAGCGACACGGTGTTTCCGATCCGCACCGTGCGAGCCGATTTCAGCCGCTTGATGGCCGGGAAACGCGAATTCATCGCAAAGCATTGGCCCGCCAAAGGCGTGCCGTCCGATGTGTGCGAGCGCGCCATCTCGGCCCTGCAACCAACCGGCAATCCGTTCCTGGACATGTGCCTGTGGAAGGGCATGTTCCCGAGCCGCACACGCGCATTTTGCTCCGAAGAACTGAAGCGCAATCCAATCATGGAGCAGGTGCAGAACCCGTTGCTGGACGCTGGCGACGATGTGGTGTCATGGCAAGGCGTTCGCCGCGATGAATCCATCCGCCGCGCCAACCTGCCCGAAAGGGAACACAAACGCACCAGCGCAGCCGGTGGCGAACTGTGGAACTACCGGCCTA